TATCTCTTAAATCTCTATTAACACTAAAAGAAGCTGATGTACTAAAAGCTACAGGGTCAAATATTGCACTTGAGCCAGGAGTAATTACTTCTACTATAATTGAATCCTCTTTTATAAAAAATTTAGGAGTTGTATCACCATCTGCAAAAGATAAAGTAGGTACAATACCTGCAGCACCATTTGTAAAATCTTGATAAGTATAGTCACCATCTACAACAACAGATGATAGTGAGTAATTACGAAGAAATAATACAGTTCCAATTTGACTCAAAACACTACCTCCAGTATTTGCAGCAGGTGCTGAGAAAGTCAAGCCATCTATTACTGCACCCGAAGAGTCTGTAACATTATTTAAAACTAATGTACCAGTATCTTGACCATCTTCTATATCAAATGGGTTGTTAGTTTTTATCCTAATTCTAGTAACTTGATTAGCAGGAGTAGGATTACCATCTGCATCATAGTTAGACCTAGCATATACCAATAAATCCGATGCGTTATGAATTGCCATAATAAGTTGGATTTAAAAGTTAATATTAAGAAGAATATGCTAATACGCCTGTACCTGTTAAAGTAAGTGAATAAGTTGCGTTTTCTTCTACTCCTGCGTCAATAGATGCTGAAGATATTATTGCTTCACCTGTATATTTTCCTCCAGTATCAATAGTAAAAGATACTTCAACTTCAGCACCTGAATCTAAAATCATTTCATCAATTAAAACTTTTGTATTATTCCCTGATGTTGTAAAGTCAGCAAAACCATCACCTGATATTTCCCAAGATTTTAGACCAGGTAAGTTTGATTGCCACCCTGCACTTGATTTTGTTGTAGAGTCTCTTAAGTCTCTTGAAATTGAAAGAGAAGCACTTGTACAATGTAGTAATACATCTGAAGGCGTTGAACCTGCTGTAGTGTTTATTTTTACTACTACGTCTGTTGCATTTGAAATTGCCATTGTTTTTTATTTTTTAATTATTAGACAGTTAAAATTTATGTTTTTGTAGAATTTTTCAGAAGTCTTAAAATAGTCATCATCTAAATCAATAAATCTGAATTTTGCGATATAGTCCACACTATCTTCTGTGTATTCTACCTCGTACAAATCTAAAGCCTCTACAGCAGCCTTAGCTTGATTATATGTTTGATTATAAGTGTCTGCAAAACAAGCTAATCTTATTGTTACATCACAAGAGTTTAAAGAACTTCCTTTGGATAAAAAATTTGATACATTTGTTATCTCATAAGTTGTGCAAGGAAAAGGATTATCCCCTTGAGGAACAATAACTGGAAACACCCTGTTATTATTATTAGCTGCTGTAAAAGCTGCTGTAGCGTTTAACTTACTTACTATTTTTTTTCCTATTACTGCAAACATCTAAAACCCTGCTTGTTTAATCATTTTACTTAATAATTTGTCTAAATCAGACTCTGCCTGAAGAAATATTTGAGATTCCATTCTTGCTGCTGTAGCCTGAAACACATCAGGTCTAGGACCGTGTATTGCATTACCTTTAATTTGCATAGCAGGTAAATTCTTACTATCCCTACCTTTAATTTTTATAGGTGTGGTTTTACGAACAATAGGTCCAACAAATAAACCTGGTACTCTCGAATTACGAGGTGTAATTACCCCTATTGTTTTCCAAGTTGGTGTTCTACCACTTTTTCTTTCATAATCTGAGCCACTGTTAAACTCTCTTTGATAAGCTTTTTGAATACCCTTAGCTAATTTATTTGCTGCAGGTCTTAAAGCTTTATTTATAGCTGTACGAGATTCTCTAGCTGTCTTTCCGAGTCTTTTAAGACCATCTTGCACATCTTGCACTCCCGTTATTCGTATTGCCTTTTTTTCAGCCATATTAAGTAAGAGAACTATTTATATCAAGCTTAGTATAAAATTCTATATATTCTTTTCTAGGGTCTATAATATAACTTAATATATCATATCTTTCCTGAGTATTTTTATCAACTAATATCCAAGTTGGTTCTAAAGTGTTTGCAATACCAGTTGAATATCTTATTTGTATAAAAAACTTTCCGTAAGATTGTAATTGGTCTCCTTCAAATTTTTCATTTATATCTCGCAAAGATGTAACACTTTTTTTAGCCCAAACTGTTGTTTCGGTATCATAAGTAGTTGCAACTTTTTCACCAAAAGTATCTTGATTTATACTAGGTGATTTTATCATCATTCTAATATTAAAGTCACCTGCCTTTATTTGAGAAATAAAAGCCATATCTTATAAGTAACATTTATAAGGTTGTAGTAATATTTCAGAAGCCATAGGAAAAGCTCTTTTTCTATCTTCTCTAAAATAATACATATCACTTGCAATTAATTTAATAGCTTGTTTTATAGCGTCAGGTATATCACTTGCAGACGCACCCATACCAGTAGTAAATCTTAAAAACCAACGACCTTTATTTAGACCGTCTAAATCTTCTACAGGAACAATATTTTGTATTGTAGCCCAATTAGAACTTTTAGCAAAAATGTATGGATTTGAATTTTTAATATAGTATGAGTTAAATCCTTGATTTACAGGAGAAAAAGTATTATTTGATGAATTAATTAAATAGAATAACCCATCATCAGTTGCTGAAGCACTTCCATAAGCCATTGTAACATCAGGATAATACATACTAAAAGTTTCAGGTAAATATTTAAAGAAAAATATTCTATATCTAGCGTTTAAAAAGTGTCTATTACAATAGTTTTCAGCCATCTGTGTCGCAGCAGATATATATGTAGCTAATAATGGATTTTCATCATTATTATCTATTCTAAGTTGAGCTTTTAACTCATCAGTTGTAACAACTTGTCCTGTAGCAGGAGTTTCTAGCTCTAAATTACCATATTCGTTTTGACTTGGATTTAGATACTCGTAACTGTTAAAGTTATTTATATTTTCTATGTACGACATATTTTGGTTGAATAAATAAAAGGGAAAGGGAGTTACCCCTTTCGCCTTTATAAAATTAATCTAATTATTATTATGATGATGAAACGCAGTTTACTGCTGCTTCTGAACCTGTTGCTGCTGCTAATGCACCATCAACTAAAGCAGTCATAATAAGTCTAGTCCCTCCATTCAAAGATTGAGAATAAGGGTCTACAAGCATATCTAAACCACCGAACATAGCTAAGTGTACTTTTGAAGCATCTAACAATAAAGCTCTTGCTCTATCGGAATTCGACCCTTCACCAACATTAGCAGAAACATAGTAAGGAGTGTTTAAAACTCTTTTATCTTGTAAGTTTACTGAACCTCCACTAAATCCTGAACCTGCAGTTCCTGCAATTTGAGTCATCAAGTCAGCGTAAGCACCTCCATTCATTAATAAACTTAAGTCATCAATGTTGTTGTTAGTTGCAATCAACTGATTCATCATCTCTTGGATTTTAGATACAGCGTTTGATGCAGTCCAAGAAGTAGGACCTTCTAAAGTACCTGCATATTCTTCTCTAAAGAAAGATTCTACAGTATCATCAGCTTGACCTAATAACGCTTCCTCTAATTTAGACATAACTGCTTTTGCCATATTTCTACGAAAAGCTGCTTCAAT